GCAAACTTAAAATCTTTAGCTGGAGTTACAACGTGGGTATTAGATGAAGCAGAAGAATTAAACGATGAAGATACTTTTGATAAAATAGACTTTTCAATTCGTGCAAAAGGAATACAAAATAGGGTTATATTAGTTTTAAACCCTGCAACAAAAGAGCATTTCATTTACAAAAGGTTCTACGAAAGTAAAGGTGTTGCAGATGGTAGTAATTTAGTTAAAGGCGATACAACATACATACATACAACTTACGAGGATAACATAAAAAATCTTTCACAATCTTTTATACTTCAAATTGAAGATATGAAAGTAAGACGCCCACAAAAGTATAAGCATCAAATATTAGGTGGTTGGTTAGACAAAGCAGAGGGAGTTGTATTTAATAATTGGAGTTTTGGTACATTCAACCCGAATAATTTGCCTACTTCATTTGGTTTAGACTTTGGTTTTAGCATAGACCCTGATACTTTAATTGAAGTGGCTATTGACAAAGACCATAAACGAATATACGTTAAAGAGCATTTGTATCAAAATGGTTTACGAATGGAAGATTTAGCAAAGATATGTTTAGACAAAGCAACCAATAAATTAATAATAGCAGATAGTGCAGAGCAAAGACTTATAAGTGATTTAGCACACAAAGGTTTAAACATCGAACCAATTAAAAAAGGCACTATTGAAAGTGGTGTTACTTTAATGCTTGACTTTGATATTATAGTTGATACAGATAGCAGTAACATAGCAAAGGAATTTAATAACTACGCGTACCTCAACAAAGGTAGTAAACTATATATCGATGATTTTAACCACGCTATTGATGCAATAAGATATAATGTTACATACCATTTAGACAATCCAAACAAAGGTAACTATTATGTCTACTAATCAACCTACATACGGAGAAATGATTTATATGGTGGAAGTACACATATTAAAAAAGACAGGCAAACACGTTAAAATAAATATGCCACGAAACGTAGGAGAAATAAAAAAATTAGTACACGCATACAAATTAGCAACTAATCAAACATAGTTGCTTTTTACTTTATACAAAAAACCAACTTTAATGTTTTTAAATAAAAGACTATGAAAATAGATATTAATATTCCAGAAAGCCTTAGCGAAATTACACTTAATCAATATCAAAAGTTTGAAAAATTGGTTAAGGATAACCAAGCTAGTGAGTTCGTAAATCAAAAGACTATTGAAATCTTTTGCGACATACAATTAAAAGATGTTGCACGTATTCGTTTAGCAGATACAGAAGATATACTCAAGCACTTAAACAATCTATTAAATCAAAAGCATAAACTAATACCTACTTTTAAAATGGGTACGGTTGAGTTTGGTTTTATTCCTAAGTTAGAAGATATGACTTCAGGCGAGTATATAGATTTAGAAGGTTATCTTTCAGATACACAAACGCTTCATAAGGCTATGGCTATTTTATACAGACCTATTACAAGCAAAGTAAAAGATAAGTACACTATTGAAGAATACGAAAGTTCAGACAAATACAGCGAGTATTTAAAGTATATGCCTTTGGATGTTGCGTTAGGTTGTATGGTTTTTTTTTCGACTTTGCACAACGAATGCGTGAAAGGTTTGATGGATTATATACAGAAAGAAGTGGAGCACTCGGAAACAGCGAAGCAAATTTTGGCAGAAAATGGGGTTGGTATCAATCAGTTTACGCAGCAGCTCAAGGGGATATACTCCGATTTAACGCTGTGACTAAATTGCCAATTACTCAATTTATGACTTGGCTAACTTTTGAAAAAGAAAAAACAGAAATAGAAATTAAAAACATTAGAAAAAATGGTATATAGTATTATAAATAAAATTAAAGAAGCGTTATTAGACGAACCTTTTGTTAATACTGCAACGGAGGGCGATATATTCGATGTGGATTTAGCCAAGCGTACAATGTTTCCTTTATCGCATATTATGATTAATAGCGCAACGCATTTAGGTAACGTTATTCAATTTAATATTACTATTTTACTGATGGATATACTAAACCAAAAAGATGAAAGTAATAAAGTTGATGTTTGGAATACACAATTAGCAGTAGGTATTCGAGTAATGGATAGGTTAAATCGTGGTGATTTAAGGGATGATTATTGGGAGTTAACTGGCAATCCAAGTTTTGAACCATTCACAGAAAGATTTGAAAACGATTTAGCAGGCTGGGCGTTAACTTTTGATGTAAGCGTTAAAAACGATAGCACTATATGTTAGATAACAAAAATACAAAAGACTATCTTAATTCGTTTGCTAAATACGTTATACAACAAAGTAGAAGTAATTTAACAAAGGGCGGTAAAAATGTAGATAAAAAACTTTACAATAGTTTAGATAAAGAAATTGAAGTAGGTGCAAATAGTTTTCGTTTAGCTTTCTTGATGGAGAATTACGGAGAATTTCAAGACAAAGGAGTTAGCGGAACGCAAAGAAAATACGATACACCATTTAGTTATAAAAGTAAAAGACCACCTTTAAAACCTATTACAGAATGGGTAAAGAAAAGACGCTTTCAATTTAGAAAAGAAGATGGTAAATTAATGAGTTATCAAAGTACAGCGTTTTTAGTTAGGCAAGGTATTTTTAAGAATGGTATTAAACCAAGTTTATTCTTTACAAAACCATTTGAGAATGCTTTTAAACGTTTGCCAGATGAATTAGTAGAAGCGTATGGTTTAGATGTAGAACAATTTTTACAATTTACAATTAATAAAAAATGAAAAAAATATTTGTTAGAAGTCCGTATTGGATTACAATAGACGCAGTTGGAATTACCGAAAGCGAGGTTGAAATATATTTATGGAACAAAGGAACAACGGAACCAACAGTACCAACTTATGTGTTAAGTGGTCCTATTGCAAGCCCTACACAGACAGAAATGGTTTACAATATATCGAACTACGCAAAAGAGTTTATTAAGCCAACAGCTCCAATAGAAGGAGATGTTGAAGAGCAATTCGTAAACACTTGGTGTTATTGCAGAGTTAAAAGCTATTATAATTCAAAAGTTGTTTACGGAAATGAATTATTTGTTTGTTTAAATGGATACACAAATTATATGTCAGGATATAATCAGAGCATTGAAGCCGATTTTATACCGCTTTTTAATCCAGATATTAATATGTATAGTTTTGATGTTAAACCCACAGTAAGCGTATGGATAGAGGGAGATAACCGTGATTTAGTTTGGGATGGGAATAATTTTACAGTAGATGGCGAGGGGGTGTGGTCATTAAGTTATAAAAATAACCCTAATTATACTTTATTCGACGATATAGAGGGTGAGTTATTTAAATTGGTTGAAATAAACGTAGAGAATTTTTGTGAAAATAAATTTACGCCAGTATCTTGTAGCTTCATAAACCGTTATGGTGGCTGGCAAAACCTATATTTTTTCAAGGCTAATTTGCAAAGTATTAATGTAACAAGCAAAGAGTTTCAATTGCTACCTAGTAACGTAGATTATAACCCAGTATTGGGTCAAAAAAGAGTTTTTAACAAGCAAGGAAACAAAAAAATAAAATGCAATACGGGTTGGGTTGACCAAAACTATTTTGAGTTGATACAAGATTTACTTTTAAGCGAAGTTGTATTATTAAACAACGAGCCAGCAATAGTTAAAAGTCAAAGTGCTGATTTTAAAACGCATTTGAAAGATAAGAATATAAATTATGAAATAGAATTCGAGTACAGTTTTGGATTAATAAACGATGTAATATAATGAAAGTAGCCTTATACATATATGACGATAATGTATCTAAACGTATTGAATTATTTGACGATGAAAAGATTAGTATAACTTCTTCAATTCAAAACATAAACGATATATCAAAAGTATTTACCGATTATAGCCAATCGTTTACTGTTCCTGCAAGCGATACAAACAATCGCATATTTAAACATTGGTACGAAAATGCGATAGATAATGCGTTTGACCAACGCCAACGTTACAAAGGTTATATTGAAATTGATACACAAATATTTAGAACAGGTCAATGGCAATTAGAGAGTGCTTCAATTAAAAATAATCGAGTAGAAGATTATAAGATTACTTTTTACGGGGTGCTAAAATCTTTAACGGACAAATTTGGTCAAGACAAATTAAAAGATTTAGAAACCTTAAACGATTATAATGTAGTCTATTCGGGTGGACTTGTTGCTAACAAAATACAAACAACTAACGAAGCTGAATTAGATATTGCTTTTCCTTTAATTTCAAGTAATAGAGTTTGGCAGTATGGCGGTGGTGGCTCTCTTGATATTAGTCATAATTCAGGGCATATACATTTTAACGAATTGTTCCCTGCGATAAGATTACCCAGAGTTTTTGAAGCGATTGAAAATAAATACGGAATTAATTTTAACGGAAACTTTTTAACACAAAGCAGATTTACAGATGCTTATTTGTGGATGAAAAACAAAGAAAACTTTGCTCCGATGGGGCAAGAAGTTTTAGTTAATTTCACTGAAACATTAAATCAATTGCCAGCTAATTGGGCTGGTTTATACTTGCAAACAAATCAATTTTATATAAAAACTGATAGCTTTTTGCCAGCTCCGCAGACAGAATTTATATATACCGCATCAGGAGGTTGGGATTATAAATTTGACTTTTCTACATCTGTAACGTGGCAAGTTACTATACTAAAAGAGGGAGAGCCTTTTAGCGTTGTTACAGGTGTAGGTGCTACGACTGGGGTTTTGCAACTACCAACAATACAAGGCACGTATAAAATGTATTTAAGTACATCAACAAGTTGTACCTTTACAGGAAATATTGTAGGTTACACTCTTTATTATGCCCAACTTGGCTCTAATCCATACGCTCCTTTTACGAAGGAGGTTTTAGGTTCTATGGCAGGTTCTACAACTTCCTTTTTAAATATACCAAGTTATATGCCTGATATGAAAATATCAGATTTTTTAAGCGGTATATTAAAAATGTTTAACCTTACAGCTTTTAGTTTTGATGAAGAAAATTATACTTTAGAACAACTAGAGAATTGGTACTATCTAGGTAATATTTACGACTTTTCAGAATATTGCACAACCGATTTTAATTATGAAAGAATTAAGCCTTATAAAAAAGTAAACTTTGAATATGAGAAAAGTGAAAGTTTAACAAACAGAAACTACTTTAACAGCAACAATCAAGAGTATGGTAATTTAGGATATACTTTCAGTTCAGATGGTTCTGATTATACAATTAAATTACCTTTTGAAAATATAATGTTTAACAAGTTTACAAGCACTAATTTACAAGTGGCTTATTCGATTAATAAAGACTTGCAACCATACATACCAAAGCCAGTAATTTTATATAAGTTAAAAAATCAAACGGGGGTAAATTTTAAATTCAACACAGGAACATCAAACATTACAATAAATGCGTATAATGTGTTCGGTCAAGATGTATTGTACCAAACAGAAAATCACAGTTTAAATTGGGGTTTTGATTTAAGTAGTTTTTATTTACAACCTATTAACAACGGACTATTCAAAGATTACTATTATGACTACTTAAACAATCTTTATTCTTTAAAATCAAGATTGTTAAAAGTAACAATGCGTTTGCCTTACAGTAAATTATTAAGTTTACGATTGAATGATAGGATTGTAATTCGTGATAAAAGATATGTGATTAATTCTTTTACAACCGATTTAGATACTTTTGAAAGTAAGTTTGAATTGATACAAGACTTTAG